CCTTCCTCTCCACCCTGTCAATACAAAAGGGGTTTAGGGGGTGTCCCCTACCCTAGAGGGAAGAGGCATTCAGGGAATTCCCTCACCAGGAAAAGGGTTCTCTACTTTGTAGTTATTCTACCTAGTCCATTTGTAAGTTTACCCAAACTATTTTTGTATATTAGCCCATCTAAAAAAAAATATTATGGAAGAAGAAAAAAAAGAAGTTAAGTTGGTGACTAAGGGAACTGACGAATTGATGTTCGGTTGGAAGATGGAGCCTTTATACCTGACAGGTAAGGTGACTAAAAAGTATTATGAAAAATATGTTGCTGGAATTAAAGGGGTTACTTTGACCTCAAACAAGCCCCTTAGTTGACCTCAACCATACCCCTTCTTTGACCTCTAACATACCCCATACTTGGGGTCAAGGATAGGGTTAAAGATAAAGATAAAGATAAAGTATATATATAAAAAAGCAAAGAGGTACACTTCGCAAGGATCGTTTAAACGAAAACGAACCGAAGCTACCTTCTGTTATTCCCCCGATACCAACTTGGTTATCTGAAGATGGACAAAAGGCATTTAGTGAACTAAGCAACTTACTTCACGATATGTCTGTCCTGACTCAGGCAGATGAGTTTGCCTTAACTTTACTTTGTGATGCTTACAGCGAATACAAGAAAGCTAAAGAAGTTGTAAACGAACTTGGTGCGACTATGGAAGTTACTTCTAGGGAAGGTAATTCTAAATCAGTTATTCGACCTGAAGTACAAATAGCTAATCAATCTTTTGTTAGAGTCTTTCAGCTCCTAAAAGAATTTGGTCTAACCCCTTCGAGTAGAGCCAAGGTAAATGCCATTGAAAATCAAGGTAACACACCTGATGTTAAAATAGAAAATTTCTTTAACGGTGGCGAATAATCTTCACAGAATAGATAAGTCTAAATACTACTTTGATGAGAAGTCAGCGAAGAGAGCTTGTGACTTTATACAAACTTTCTGTAAACACACTAAGGGAGAGTTAGCAGGTCAACCATTCGTACTAGAGCCTTGGCAAATAGAAATCATAGAAGCTATATTTGGTTGGAAGTCTAAGAAGACTAAGCTTAGAAAATTCAGACAGTGCTTTATCTTCATTCCTCGTAAGAATGGAAAGACTACGATGATGGTTGGTATAGCACTCTATATGCTTTTTTCTGATGGAGAGAAAGGCGCTGAGATTGTGTCGGCTGCTGCTGATAAAGAACAAGCTAGGTTAAGTTTCTCGATAGCTAAACAAATGGTTTTACAAGAACCTAACCTTATCAAAAGAGCAGGTACTTATCGTGACTCAATCACTTACGATAAGGTTGGATCGTACTACAAAGTTATATCGGCTGATGCAGATACCAAGCACGGACTAAACCTATCTTGTTGTTTACTGGATGAGATTCACTCGCACAAGAATCGTGACCTCTACGATGTGTTACTTACCTCTATGGGTGCTAGAAAAGAACCTCTAATGCTCGGAATAACTACGGCAGGGGCAGGTAATCAGAAAGACCACATATCAAGAGAGCTTTACGACTATTCTAAAAAATTAATTGAAGGTTCTATTGAGGATGAATCGTTCTTAGCAGTTGTTTATGAGGCTGATGAGGGAGATGATATTTTTAGCGAAGAAGTTTGGAAGAAGGCTAATCCAGGTTACGGAAGTATAGTGACTAAAGAGTATATGCAACAACAAGCTATCAAAGCAAAAAATGAACCTTCATTTGAAAATACTTGGCGTAGACTCCACTTAAATCAATGGGTTGCTAATGAAACTAAGTGGATTAGTGACGAGAAGTGGATGCTGTGTGATGGTGAGGTAGATAAGAATTATCTAAGAGGTAAAGTTTGTTACGCAGGATTAGACCTTGCAAGTACACGAGATATTACTTGTTTAGCTTTATTGTTCCCTGATGATGAGGGTGGTTACGATATAATAAACTACAATTTTGTACCTGAAGAGAACGCTAAGGAATTATGTTATCTATACTCCTGGAGATGTAACTGACTACAACTACATAAAGCAAAAAATTGTTGAGTTAAGTGAACTATATGATATTCAGATAGTTGCATACGATAGATGGAACTCGTCACAGCTAATAATCGACCTGACTGAAGATGGATGTCCTTGTATTCCAGTAGGTCAAGGATTTAAAACTATGTCACCTGCAACTAAAGAATTTGAAACATTAATTCTTAGTGGAAAGATTCGTCACAATGGCGATCCTGTCCTTAGATGGATGATGAGTAATGTGGTACTTACATTTGACCCTGCAGGTAATGTAAAACCTAATAAAGCAAAAAGTAACGAAAAGATTGATGGTATCGTAGCTTGTATTATGGCACTATCTGAGGCTATGGAAAATAAAAACAAAGGTGGCTCGGCTTACGATGACAAAGAAATATTTTTTATCTAAGAACGAGATAGTAGAAAAAGAGTACAACTCAATTAGAGAGATTTGTACGAATGTTCTTAGGAGCAATAAAAACCTTTACCTTGTTGATGACTTAGTGCAAGAGGTGTGCTTAATTTTGCTTAATCAAGGCGATGAGTCTGTACAAACTATCTACGAACAAGGTTACTTTAAATTCTATATAGCTAGGATAATCACCAACCAAGTATTCTCTAGTACATCACCATTCCACAAGAAGTACAGACAACAAATACCTTTTATTGATATTGACGATACTGAAGAATATAATCCATTAGCTGACAAGATTTGGCTTGATATACAGCACTTACTTACTAAAAAAGAGAAGAAAATAGTTGAATTAAGGTACGTTTATAACCTAAAAGTGACTGATATAGCTAAGATTATGGGTGTTTCTACAAGGCAAATTTACAAGTATATCAAAGGAATTACAGGTCACCTTAGAAAAAAATACAAGTAAAAGGTTCACAAAAACCCTTTTTATATATATCTATATGGATAAGGTATATTAAACCACTAGGGATTTGGCAAACATTTTAGATTTTTTCAGAAGAAAACCTCAAGTACAACCTAACCAAGAGGAAAGGTTTTACAATACGAGTTTATATGGGAACGCTTCAATAATGGGCAACTCATCTAATCAACCAATTTCAAAAGAACGCTCTCTACAACTATCAACAGTTTGGAGTTGTGTGAAAGTAATCTCTGAAACAATAGCTTCTCTACCAATCTCGTTGTACGAAAAAGATGCAGATAATAAAAGATATATTTTATCTGACAATCCACTTCACTCTTTAGTAGGAGAGCAACCTTCACCTCTCTACAACTCTTTTAGCTTTTTTGAAAGAGCCTTAGTAGACCTTTGCCTTGATGGAAATTTCTTTGCTTATATAGAAAGAAATAACGGAGGTCTACCTACTCAAATAATCCCTATCCAATGTGATGATGTAAGTGTATATGTATCGCCTGATGGTAGAGAAGTTTATTATGAAATAGACCAAAACGAACAAATACCTTACCCTTTTACTGGAAAAGTAACTTCAGAGAATATGATCCACATAAAAGGATTATCTACTGATGGAGTTATGGGTAAGTCACCGATACAGAGTGCAGCAGAATCTTTAGGTATATCTTTATCTATCGAACAATTCGCAGGTTCGTTCTTTAAGAACGGAGCATCTGTAGGTGGTATTCTTAAACACCCAGGAACGCTTAAACCTGAGACTGCTAAACGATTACGAGCTAGTTGGAATCAAACTTATAGTGGTTCTATCAACGCAGGTAAAACTGCAATTTTAGAAGAAGGAATGGACTTTTCTCCACGACAGATTCCTAACAATCAAGCTCAATTCTTAGAGACTAGACAATATCAAATTAGCGATATTTGTCGTGTTTTTAGAGTACCTAACCATCTAGTAAACGATTTATCTAACGCTACATACTCTAACATAGAGGCACAGCAAATAGATTTTGTGGTACACACTATCACACCTTGGATTAAGCGTATTGAGATGGCACTTAATCAAAAGTTAATTCCTTTCAATAAGAAAGGCTCACAATATTTTAAATTCAATTTAACTGCTCTATTAAGAGGTGACTCTAAGTCAAGAGCAGACTACTATAGAACACTTGTAAACATTGGTGTTATTTCACCTGATGAGGTTAGAGCTTTTGAAGATATGAACTCTATGGGTGGACCAAGTGAAAATGTTTATATGCAAAGTAATATGATGCCTTTAGATAGTTTAGGCGAAGGAACAACAAGAAAAGACACAGAATAATATGGCACTAAATCAAGAACAAAAAAAATTCAGAAAATTACACAAAAATCAAGGTGGTTATGGTGAGTCAGTTACTAAAAGTGATTCTCGAGATTTAGGTGAAAAAAAAGCAGAACTATTTATCGGTACAGGTGGAAATGTTAAAGTTTCATTGTATGGTGGTAGTGTGGTAACATTAAAAAATATTCCTTCAGGTACTTTTTTAAAAGGTATTTTTGTAAATAGAGTATATTCAAAAGGTACAACTGCAAGTGATATAGTAGCAATTTATTAAACAAGTTGCAATATGAAAAATAAAGAAACTAGAATATATAATGGTAACTACGAGATTCGATTGGATGAAGATTCAAAAGAAACTAGAGTTAGTGGTTACGCTGCCTTGTTCGATACTGATAGTAGAGATTTAGGCTTTAGAGAAACAATTTCTAAACGAGCTTTTGATGGTCGCTTAGAAGATAATGTAATCTTAACTTTCAATCACGATCCAAACTTAATATTGGATAGAAATATGGGTGGTAAACTATCTGTAGATGAAAGAGGATTACGATACGATGCAACTTTACCTAACACAACAACTGGTAATGATGTAGCAGAATTAATGAAAAGAGGTTTACTTTATGAATCTTCATTTGCTTTTACAGTAGAAGAGGATGATTGGAGTAAAGACGGAGATACAACTCGTAGACAAATCAATAAGATTGGTCGATTGGTCGATGTCAGTATAGTCGGTGTTGGTGCTTATGCTAATACTGATGTTGCACTTCGTTCTAAAGAAGCTTTCGAGACGGAAGCTACTGTAGAAGAAACCCCTCAAGTGGAAGAAGTGGAGCAAAAGGTTGAGGAATCATTTGATGATTCAAAGTTAAATTTATTAAGTAACGAATTAAAATTAAAAAAACGAATATGAAAAATTCGATTGAAATTCGTCAAGAGAGAGCAGAAGCGATTGAAAACGCAAACACTCTATTAAACTTGGCAAAAGATGAGTCTCGTGACTTTACTGCTGACGAGCAAGTATCATACGATGGTATGATGACTAAGATTGACAAACTAGCTAAAGACATTGAGGTAGTTGAACGTCAAGAAAAATTGAACGCTGAGATAGCTGCAAACGTAGGTTCAGCTCCAGTACAAAAAACTTCTGATACTAAAGAAGCAAGAAGTTACTCAATGTTCAAAGCTATCAAAGGTATGATTAACAATAACCTTGATGGTGTAGAAAAAGAGATGCACGAAGAAGCTGTTAATGAGGCTCGTTCACAAGGTATCGCTATTAATGGTTTAGGTATTCCTGCTTCTATGTTAGAGCAAAGAGCTATCGTAGACCAAGCAAATTCAGCTATTGCTCCTACTAATATTTTATCTTACGCTGATGCTCTTCGTGAAGCTTCTGTATTTGATAAAGTTGGTGCTACAATGTTGACAGGTCTTTCTGCTAACACTACTATTCCAGTTGCTGCTAAAACTTCAGTTGCTTGGGAAGGTGAAAATGATGCTACAGCAGATGGTGGTGCAAACTTCTCTAAAGTTGAGTTATCTCCAGTTAGATGTGCTGCTTATGTAGATATTTCTAAGCAATTATTGTTACAAAACGATGGTGTTGAGCAAGTAATTATGCGTGATTTAGGTCGTGCAGTTGCTAACAAATTAGATGCAGCTATCTTTGGTTCTTCTAATGTAACAGGTGCGCCAACAGCTATCGCAACTTCAGGTAGTATAGGTACATTTACTGAAGCAGCTTTCGCAGCAGGTAGTTCTGTTGCAAGTGATATGGCTGAAGCACAAGGTGTATTAGCAGCAGCAGGTGGTCTTAACGGAAACCTTGCTTATGTTTGTTCTCCTGAGTTGATGGGTCAAATCAAGACAGGTGCGCAAGTAGATAGCATATTAGCTGCTATGCAAGGTAATTTAGCTTTAGGTTACCCAGTTTACTTTACTGATGGTGTTGGTAAATCAGCAGGTGTATCAGGTGACTTCTTATTCGGTGACTTCTCTCGATTATTTATCGGAATGTTCGGTGGATTAGATATTACTGTTGATCCTTATACTCAAGCTGCAAGTGGAATTAACAGATTAGTTCTTAACAACTATGTTGATTTCGGTGTTGCTGATGCAGGTGCAGGATTTGTTAAAGCTACTTCTTTAGTTGCATAATTAAATTCTAATTAATTAAAAAGGTGAAAGGGGTAACTCCCTTTCCCTTTTATAATATTTATACAATAAGATGCCACACGATTACTTGCACAATATATATAACTTTGACAACTACGAGTATCTAAACCCAAGTCAAAACAGATATGGGAATTTAGAGCTA